GTTTCAGTCTCATTATCTTTTTCCCTCGCTTTTAAGCTTTCAAAGAGAGCTTGTATCTCTTTTTGTTCTTTGAGTATTTTTCTTTCCTCTACTTTATAATTAGTACTTTGTGATTCATAAATACTGGTTGCTTTTGCCAAACCTGTAAGTTCACTATATCCTGGATACAACTTTCTTGTTGTTCCAGTCTCCGGTGAAGCAGCACGGTTCATATTCTTTTTTCTTGGACCAGAAGTTTTTCTTCGGTCGCCGCCGGCCTTAGTTGATCGTGGCTCGTACCAGCCATGGGATTTTTCTGTAGTTGTTCTCCCCTTAGAATCTTCTCTTTTACCTGGAGGTGCTGCTAGTAAATCACCTTCTTCCGGACCGGCTCCGGCGTCGGCACCAGCATCACCGCCTGCGCCGAGGTCGGCGCCGAGGTCTGCACCAAGTTCTGGTTCTGCGCCGACAGCTCCTACACCGCCAGCTTCGCCGCCGGCGTCACCGACGTCTAGATTATCTACGCCTGCGTCGAGGCCAGCAGTCATCTCTGCCTGCTCAGCTTCACCAACGGTCTCTAAGGCTGCCTCGAATCTCTTATCATAAAACATCTCTCTTCTATTTCTAACGAAATCATCATCCGACATTCCAAATAGTGTCTTGGCTAGCCACTGTTTTGAGAAGAACCCTTCTGTTGCTGCGCCGACAATATCAAATCTTGTCTTCCAATGTTCAAGTTCCTGCATCTCTGCAATTTTTGATGGGTTGTTTAAACGACAAGAGAAAGAAACCAAATCCTCCTCCCTGTAACCAAGTGTATACAAGTGAATGATTCCAATTTTCTCCAACTCTGTAATGATAGATCTTTGTAGCCTTTGAACAGTCCTGGCAAATCGTATGTCTTTTTGGGCTAACGTTGTTTTGTCTTCTACTGCTTTTTCTCCATCGGATGAAATATAAGCTGAAGGGATCTTCAAAGCTGAAAAGAGTTTATCTCTTAGGTATTTGACATCATCGATATCTCCTGTATATTTGCCTCCCGCTACTGATTCGATCTTTGTGTTGCTTTGGCCGCGGACAGGTATAAAATAATCTTCTTCTACAGATAAAGGATTATATCTTAAATCAACCCTTCCTGTGTTTGCATCAACAACCTGATTTCTTTTCATAGTGGTCATAACTTTCTGCATATACTGTTCAACATCCTGTGGTGGTACATTACCAACATCTATATAAAATGCGCGCCGCTCAGGAGATCTGGTAATTCTATATGCCATCATTGCATCTTCGATCAGGGTTAATTGTCGCCAGATGCGTCGGGCAGGTTCCAGTACAGAAGTTCCATAAGGGTTGTACTTGTCTTGTCCTAAAATACGAAAGTGTCCAACTTGCCAGTTTTCAAATGTAAGTCCGGCGGAGTTCCACTGATATTGGACATAATTTGGATTACCTTTATCTTCTCCCTCCATTCTTTCCAATTCTTGAGTCGGCAAGCCAATAACTGATGTAACGCCCAATTGGTCATCGATATCCAGATAAAGAAAAAAGTCTCCATATTTGCACATAGTTCTACACCATGAAAATAGATTATGCTGAAGATTTAGAACATTTGTATAGAGTGACTCTAATATTGCTTTTATCTCTTCATTTTCACACTCAACATGCAACATGGGAGACAACGAAGAATACGTTGTCATCTCATCGGCATATATATCCAGAGATGAAGCTATCTCTGGAGTGTATTCCATCTGATCAAAATCTACATATCTTTCAGTTCTCTGTTGACTTGCCATGTAAGAAGACTGCAAATTATCATATGGATTGTACGCAGTCTTTTTAAAGTCCTTGCCAGAGGCTGAGGTAAACTTATTTGCATACTTATCAAGATCTATTCTTCTAAGTCTATGATTATTTTGTGTTCTGTATTGTGTTAAAGGTCCTGACAATAATCTTGTCAGTCTTCTAAACAATAAACTTTGTGGGTTTCTTGTATTGTTTTTGTTCTTTTTGTTTCCAGCCATTTTTTATCCTTTAAACAACCATGGAAAATCGGTTGCTACCTTATGATGTTTACTCATAGCATCATTCATTTGTATTTTTTGAGTACCTACCATTCCTTTAATTCTAGTGTCTAGATCGTTAGTGTTCTTTGTTATCGCGCCGATAAAAGCTTTAGCATACTCAGCATCTCGTTGATTTACTGAAAGTGCAGTGTCTCTTACCCAACACCCTACGGCACAGGCCATTATCAAATCATCGTTATAAGATCTCATACACTCTGCTCTGCCATTATTCCAAACAAAAGTTTTCATTTCAGACATTAGTCTAGAAGAATATATCTTAATTAGATTGTTTCTAACGAATTCTTCCATCTTAGCGACGATTAACGGTCTTGTCTTTGAAGTGGTGGAAAACCCGGGGACCGCATTTGACATTTGGTCAGCCTGATATTCTTCCACGAACTCGTGCGTTGATTTAACGGAATGATACAAATTAGGGTATCTCATTTCTTTTAGTTTGTCAAGCACAGCAAAGCCAACAGAGTTATTTTCTACCACCAACAATCCATTACCATACTCTTGTCCCACGTCGAATAAGACCCTAGAAAAAACATCAGGTGTTACCTTCCCCTGATATTCTGCAACTATCTCCATTGTTTCCAACTTAAATACATGACAGACTGAATAATCTTTACCGTCGCCTCTCGCGACGTCAGCCGATATTAAGTAAGTATTTTCTTGTTTTCTTTCTTCCCATATCCACAGATTTCTATCAAAACCAGTTCTATACTTAGGATCTTTGACCATGTTGTAATAAATCTCTAAATCTTCTGCTGCAAACACAGTTTCACCTGACATGTTAAAGTTACATTCAAGCTCTTGTGCTATTTCTCTGCGAGACATGTTTCTAGTTTCTTTTTCGAACCATTCTTGGTCGCGATCTGGGTGAACATCCCATGGCAATTTTGTTGGGAAAAAATCATTTGCTTTATTTTCTGATTCTGAATATATCTTGTGAAACCAGTTTCCAACGCCATTGGGTGTTGATAGTGCAATACAGCGACCACCCGTTGATAGTGTAGGGTAAAGACCCATCCAAAGCTCATCTAGACCTTCAACGTGCGCTGCTTCGTCTATAACCAACAAACTCAAGGCCTCTGAACGACCGGCGTCACCGGATGTTGACGATGCTTTAATTTGAGACCCGTTCGACAAAACAAAAGAAGTTCTATTGTCGATATCTACTGTCGATATTTTTAACCAATCTGGTAAATTTCTTATAATTGCTTTTACTTTTTTTACTAAATTTGCAGCAGTGTTAAATTTTGTCGCAATTACTAAGACATTCTTTTCTCTGTGAAACATCATCATCCAAGCAACGTACGCGGCGGAGATTGTAGATATACCCAGTTGTCGTGCTTTAAGAATCACATTAAATCGATGGTCCTCAAAATCTTCCAATAGTTGCTGTTGAAACGGGTAAAGGTGAAAAGGTATCAATCCTTTCATTGGGTGTGTGATTTTTGCGTATGTGTGAATAAAGTATTCAGGTTTCTTGCCGCAACGGACAATTTCCTTCATTATTTCTTGCTTGGTAAGTTTTATTGGCATATGCCCTCTTACGACTTTAGTCCGCCGAGCTTTGTGAATTTCTCAAACTCTTTGTCAATTTCTTTTTCGGAGCATTCATGAGATATGGCGCTGATCCTGTAGCACTTGTGAACCTTCACACTTGTGCGGACACGAGATAAATACTCAACGAGAACATCTACTTCGCTTGGGTCAGACAAATTTAAACCTACCTTCTTAATCTTCTTGTATTCTTTCTGAATAAAAGACTTGACCTTCTCGACCATGGTCTCCATCTCTCCCTCGAAATCACTGGAGTGGACTTCTTTAAGTGGAATTTCTGCGTGATACTTAATGTGAAGTCGATCTCCTGCGACGTGGGCTCCGAATCCGTCCATGATACGTTGGTCGAGCAAAGGGTTCCCCTCCTCCCTTCTTAAGCCAATCTTTATTGGTTCACCGGACTCGTCGAGCGCTCCGTCATAAGTGTTTGATAGTACCTGTGAGATACAGTCGATAATTTCTAAAGTTGTTGCCATTGTTTTAAAATCCTCTATAATAAATAGTTTGCTAATAATAAATAGTTAGTTGTTTGGTCTCCAGCCCGATTTCCAACGTTCCTCTCGGTCTTCAACATGTCGAATGTAACATTTAAAACAACATTCAAATTTTGTCATGTAAAGATCATCTTGACCCGAGAAAGAATATGAACTGCATATTGGGCACTTCCTATCAATAGAATGCTTAATTTTTCTTTTCTTTATTACAAAATCACCTACTTCTTCAGTTTCCTTTTGAGTTTTTGTTGTTTTGTAGAACTCCTTAAGGTCTTCCAGGTACTTCTTTTCTTTTTCCTGGTTCCAAGATCCTTTAGGGTTTTGAACCGCCTCTTCACCATATTTGTCCTTTACTGCCTTTTCAATTTTAGCAATTTTATTTAAATCTTTTTCTTTCATAGTGTTATTAAAAATATTGTCAGGCCACCCACGATGAAGCCGATGGCCGATGGTCCTACCCATCCGAATTTGTTATTATGAATAATAACCTCTTCTAGTTCCAAATTTTCCTTCTTAAGCGCTTGGATCGTAGTCTCTTTCGTTTTCACTTCATAATCCATAGTTGCCTGAAGTTGTCCTGTCTGCAGATCGAACGCGGCCTTTTGTTTTTCAAGTTCTTCAAGAGTGTTGAGTCTACACTTCTCTTCTGCCAGTTCTTTGTCTGCGACGATCGATGCCATGGCTTGACCATCAAAGCACCAACCATCCCATGGGAGTCTTTCGCCCTTTTCTAGTTGAGCATATTTTCCTGGTGTGGCTATTGCTGCAGTTGAGAAACTAAGAATCAGAAGTAAAGCCAAACAGGCTCTCGATCTTCTTATTGATTTCATTTGGGTTGTCCTTTGCTTTCTTTACTATTTCTTTTACTTTCTTTTTTTCTATTATCGAAAGTTCTTCTTTTTTCTTTTTATATTTTTCCTCTATTTTAACAAGAGTCTCTTGATATTTTAAGCGAAGTTCTTCTCTTTTTTGTACTTCGACCTTGTGTTGGTCTTTTAATGACTTGATCTGAGCTTCATAAGACTCCTTATTTGCATTCATTGCATCGATGGCGCCTTGAGAGTTCTTGCGTGAGATAAACCAAATGAAGATAGACCAGACAGCAAAAGCTGCAGCCTTCCAATTCTTCTTGAGCCAGGCCCAGATTATCTTCAGTTGTAACATTACTGCTTACCGTGCTTCCACTGGGTTGCCATGTCTACAAGTGCCTGAGTTCCAATATAAGCCAATGTTACTGCTACCCAGTCTCCACTAGTCACTGTGCCATATGCACAAAGTCCCGTTGCCACGACCCAAGCTAAAAACTTGCGTGATATAAACCTCTCTGTGTATTTGTCTGCGAATGATTTTAATGCTGTCACCATCTTGTCCTCCTATATGTTTACGTGTGCATAGCCGGATCTCTTCTCGATGTTTATCTGCATATCTACACAGTCTTTCAGACTATCAAGATGCGAGATAAGAAGAACAGTCTTGAAGTATCCCTTGACCATATCCAAAATACGAACAAAGCCTTCCATGTTTTCCTCATCGAGAGCAGTTCCCGGCTCATCAAGTATAAATAGGTCGGACTTCGGTAAACTGGACACTGTTAGAAAAGCCAATCTGATAGCCATGCTTGCAATCGTCTTCTCTGCTCCGGATCCCATCTCTAAAGGTCGTGGGTCGTGACTTGGGTGCTTGATAAAGATATCGAGCTTATCCTCGTTGTTGGAGATAAATACTTCAAAGTCTACGATATTGGTAAGAATCTTAGAAATTTCCTGGTTAATATAAGGTAACCTTTCCTTTATGATCTCGTAGGACACTCCGTTGGGGTGACAACAAACCATGAACAAGTGGTAGGCTGCAAAGCTTTCTTCCAGTTCCCGAAACTCTGCAAACTGTTTTTCTACGTACTCCAGCTTCTGTTCAGATGATCCATGCTTCTTGTGAAGCTGCATAATCTTTTGGTCGCATGTTGCTAACTCTGACTCTTTGGCCCTTGCTCTGTTTTTCAATTCATCGCGGTCTGAAAGCAATTGTTTCAAGTTCTCAATTGCATCCTTATTATCCTCATACTCTGTAGCTCTCGCCTTTAGTTCATCAAGTTCTACCTGTTCTTTGAACAATGTACTGTCGGCGCGTTCGACAATGAGCTTACTGTTTGCAATGGTTGTCGCTATTTGATTTCTCTTTTCCACTAACTGATTGTACTTGTCTAAGTGACTAGCAACCTTCATTGGCTCTAATGATGAAATATCTTCCCCTAGTAAGTTTATATCCTTTGAGAGAGAATTCATCTTCTTCTCAGAAATCTGAATAAGATTTACTGCTTTATGGGCGTCTTTAATGAATTTACAACTTGGAAACTGAGAGCCACATGGAACCTGGGATAGTAGATCCTGCTTTACCTTGTTTGTAGTCTTCTGTTTTGACTCCTTCTCTATCTCTAAAAGCAATAACTCAAGCTTTGTTGACTTTGAATCTATGAGCTTCTTCTTCTTCTCATAAGAATCTACTTCAAACTCTGATAAAAAATTGTCTATCTTTTCAAACTTTGATTCGTTTTCTATCAAAAGCTGCTGGGCTTCAGTCTTCTTTGCTGTTGTTTGCAAAATAGCATCTTGTTTGCTTGTTATAGCTCTCGAAGTCATGACCGGGTCAATGACGTCTGCGGGGACCGATGTTATTTTATTCTGAAGAGTATTCAATTCTATCGACAAAGTTTCCAGGTCTTCTTTCAAAGTACTGCAAATGGCCTTGTTTTTCTCAATTGAGTATTCTCCCCTTGAGATCTCAGACTTAATGTTCTTGATGTCCATTTCAAAATCAATGCCCTCCAGTCGCCTTAGGGATGCCTTGATCTCTGAGGATGCTTCCTTGGCCATTTTGAATTTCTTATCGAAAATCTCCAAATCCAAAAACTTGGCCAAGAACTCTTTTCTTTTTGTTGATCCTTCATTGATAAAAGATAAAGAATCTAACTGTGATGCCATAGAGGTGGCCAGAAAGTCTGGGAGGGTTCCAAAGTATCTTCTCACATTTTTGTCTGTGTCTTGTCGAGAAGTGCCATTGAGTCCTGTGTGATTGCCGATACCGTCTTGCGAATAAAATTCCAAGTCCGTTGTTGCCTCTTGTGTCTCAACACCTTTGAGGCGCTTTGTGTACTTGTTGGATTTGCGCTCGATGACATAATCTGTTCCATCAACCTTGATTGTTGCGGTTGCAACACACTCATCTTTGTTCTGGTTAATGATATTCAAATTCTTTCGAATAGACTTTGAAGTAGAATTGTACATAGAGTACAACAAAGTATCTACAATAGAAGATTTACCTGAGTAATTCTTTCCAAATATACCCACGATGCCTTCTAGTTTGGTAAAATCAATGGTGTTTCCTTCTCCGTAGTTGAAAAGATTGTCCCACTGTAGACTCTGAAGAGACCAATTGACGTTTCTCATAACATCTTCACTCTCCTCTATTTGCTTGTTGAATTGTTTATTTAGTTCATAAACCCTCTCCAACACTTCTTCTGTTGCTTCGTATTCCTTTAGGTACTCGGCCATTAGAGTTTCTTGTGTTTTGATATCTCGCAGATCCTGCTTTTCTAGGCCTTCTGGTGCAGCGACCTTGATTTGCTTTCCGGCTGCTCTGTTGAGATAAGTTACCGATTCTGGATTGTATCTATATTTAGCGACGTCGACTGCCTTGCGAACTTTATCTAACGATACATTGCTCTCAGATACAATACGAAGTCGTGCGCCTTCTGGTGGTTTTTTCCTGGGTAGGTTCCCTTTCTCACTTAGAGTAAGGGTAATGAAAGGCTTTGGATTATCGAAGGTAATGAGTCTATTGGTAAAATCATCTTTACTTTCGATATCCCAAAGTAGATAACCTTTATCCAGTGACTCACCAAAATTTTGTTGAACTGTAGAGCCAGCATACCAGATACGACCTTCCTTATCTAACTTTTGTGTTTTGTGGATATCTCCAAGAAAGGCGAAATCAAACTCTTCAAAGATTTCGATACTATGATCGCCACCTAGTGTCCAGTTACTATCTGTTTTTGATTTATCAATAGCGCCATGATATAACGCTATGTTAATTAGGTTATAGTCTGTTGGTTCGGTCCAGTTTTCCTCATCAAATACAGATAAAACATTTAGACAAAATTTATCGTTGATCTTAGTCTCTCCTGCGTTCTTAATCAGGATAAGGTTTGGGTCATTGATCGCCTTTGCAATTGGCGAAAGGGCGTCTTGTCTAGAGCCGTTGCGAAGGTTGCCGTCGTGGTTGCCTAAGATAATATAAGTTGGTGCAATTGCCGCAAGGTTCTGGAAAAAGTCTCTACACATGTCCACAAACTCTGGTGAGATCTGAGTTTTAGTATGTGCGATATCTCCGCAGTGGATAATGTAATCTACTTTTTCTTCTTTTAGTGATTTATATAATTGTTTGAATACCTCACGATATTCAAAGTGGTATTTTAGGTTTCGAATATGCGTGTCAGCCAAATGGCATATTTTAGTTGATTTTTTAGTCACAGTTCCTCCATACTTTATTATTCACTATACAACTAACCCTTTCAGATGTCAACCCAAATATTTCGCGTATTTCTTTCTGATTGTATTTTCCTGTTGAATACATTTCCCTTATCTCTTTCACAATTTCACAGTTCAGTTTCGCGTTGCCGTTGTTCTCTCCACTGTTTGCCTTACCAATCTTTCTTTTTATCTCTTCAGATAGTGGACCGGTTTTTGGGAGGACCTTTCCCTTGTTCCAAGGAATTTGCCCTTTATGTGATTTGGAAAGATTTTCTCTATGCTCTTCTGAAAGCTTCTTTCCCTTATTCCATGGTGCCTTACCATGCATCCCATTATTCTCACCAGAGTTTTTCACTGATATTCTCCTCTTTGTTTCTCCATCGTGGCGGCCGCCATCGCCGCCTTCACGATGATTGTATCCGAACTCTTGTTCCAGAGTCCTAAACTTTTTGATAAAGTGTTTCTCTTTATCTTTCATTTCTTCTTCGCTGGAGCAAGCAGTAAGAACCTTCCAAACGACATTTTCCCAGCCATATTTCCTAATAGCATTATAGAATTTTCTATTAGAATTTCTTGAGTGGTGCTTGTGTTCTGTCTTTCTTCTTTTCAGCGGCTTTGTGGTAAGCCCTACATATCTCTTTCCGTTAGGAAACTTTGCTTCATAAACTATCATTACCATATCCTCCGTGTTATATAGTAAATAGTCTTCTATCCGCTATGTGACCTAATCTTGCTAATAAAGCGATGTGAGCAAATCTCATTTATTCTCCGTAAATGGTTATAGTATCTTTATTGTATCAAAGTTGCTGTGGAGTGTCAAGTATTATTTTGGAGTCGACGCGGTTTGGTTGGCCATTGCCTGCCGTGCACGGGAGGTAGCTGACACTTGGGCCATGCCGATATTACCAGATCTTATCTTTGCCTTTCCAGTGTAGGTCTTTCCATCTTTAGTGATTGTGGCAATCATCATGTTACCTTTTGTTTCATATTTAGGCTTGGTGCCTGATAAATTAGTGTCTGTAACTTGTGTTTCTTGTTCAGGAAGTATGTTACGAATCTCTTCTTTTATAAACGGTGTACCTGCAGAGATGGCTGTTTGATCTTGCGCTTCTCTACTATATTTGCCATCTTGTCCGAAGTGGTCAGATATCACATCGTTGAAATAAGCCTGGTCAAACTCAGGGTCGACCGGTGTTTCTGGGTCAATCATGTATCTTCCGGAGTGAGCATAAGGACCTTCAGGGTCTCTGACTATATTCAAAACTGCTCCTACGACCTTATTGAAGACCGAGTACTTGGTCAGAATCATTCCGATAATTCCACTTGTCTTTACAAAGGGAGCTTTATGTTTAAGTGATCCTCTGAGTGCCCTTCTAAAGCCTCTGTGATTTACTGCTTGCTTTGCTAAATCTTGCCAGCTCACATAGTTCTGTTCGCTAAGTATGTTACGAACCTCTTCTTTTATGATCTTGATAAGTTGTGACTTTTTCATTTCAAACCCTCTTGAGGCCAAGTTCTTCCAACTGCTTTGGCGTAAGCTTTTCAAGAATGATAGCGAATGCTTTCTTTTCTGATTCGGTAATCATGTTGAGGTCACCTGTTTCTGCTAAGTGGTTCATCTCTTCTGCGATGATTTCTTTTAGTCTTCTTTTTGTAAGTTCCATTATTGTTCTCCTAAAAGTCAAGTTTGTAATGTAAATAGTCTAAATCGGATACAATATCCGCATTTTGTTTTCGCTCTTCTACTACAGCAACGGGCATTTCTCCGATGTCGCTGTAGGGCGTAATCTTGATGGACATTGTTCTGATACCGTATTCTCTAAGTTTCTTTGCTATCCCAAACTCTTTTCCCTTGGCATCTTCATCAAGGGCCAGATAAACATTGGGCTTTTTCTCACAGATTTTCTGGAACAGTAAAGAGTTCTCTCGCAGCGTAGAACCAAGCAGTGGAATTGCATTCTTGCATTTCATAGCATCGAACACTCCTTCTACCAAAATAACATCATTGTCCCAATCAACATTGAGGTCGTTGAAGATAATGTCCTTGCTTACCTTTGGGTTTTTATATTTCATCCAATCATCGGTATAAGACCTTGCTATAAAAAAATTCACGTTACCTTCACTGTCGAATGACGGAACGATAACTCTATCCTGATACTCTCCGAAATTGCAGAAGCCAATCTTCCAGTTTAGGATGTCAGTATCTGTAAAGCCTCTAGAGTAAAGATAGTTTAGTGGCTTCTGCTTGAGCCTTGTCTTCTTTCCTGTAAGTGTTTGGAAGTTTTCGGGAAGGTCAATGACTTGCGGGGGTAGTTCTACTTCGTCTGCAAAGATAGTGTCGTACTTGTCTAGGTCTATCTCTCCCTCAAGCAAGCGCCAGTCTGCATAGTAAGAAGGAGCGAACCTGCGGATAAGGGGTGA